CGGTAACGCTATTCATGAGACGCTCCAAAACTATGTTAAAGTACTTTACACCGAAGGATTGGTTAAAGCCACGACTCTTCAACTCAAAGATTTTTTCATTGAACATTTTGTGGATGAAGTTCATGAAAATAAAATCGAGGCAACGCAGACCGAAATTCAGGAGTTTATCGAAGACGGCATTCATTTTATTACCGAATTCTTGAAAGCATCGGTTCGGTTACAACATTTTCCCGCTGACAAATACGAGTTTCTAGGTATTGAAGATGAACTTACCATGGAGTTGGTTCACAACACACAGTATTGGGGTTATATCGATCTTGTATTGAAAGAAAAATCCACAGGACGAATCAAAATATTCGACTTCAAGACATCCCGACTGGAATGGAGCAAGTCACAAATGGAAGATTTGGCCAAGACCTCTCAATTGGTTCTTTATAAGGCACTCTATAGCCGAAAACACAACGTTCCTGTTTCCATGATTGACGTTGAGTTCTTCATTATCAAGCGGAAACTTTACGAGAAGTGCAGGTATCCACAGAGTCATATTCAAATTTTCAAGCCCGACAGCACACAGAAAGAAGTTGACCGTGTGGTAAAGCATTTCAATCAATTTCTTACCGAATGTTTTCATCCGGACGGACGTTACAACGAGGATATAAAATATCCCAAAATCCCCGGTAAAAACAAGAAAAACTGTCGATATTGTTTACACCGAGGCACTAATTGTGATGCCGTAGCAGATATAAAGGACTGATTTTTTTCAATAAAATAAGTCGAAAACGTTTTAACTTACATACGTATTGTAAACTGCAATACGTGTTATGCGTAAAAGTGTTTTCGATTTATGAAAGAAAAAAACAAAGTCGCTACAACGGTTAAAATTCCCGTTTGGCTTTACGACGAACTCAAAGTTCTTGGCATTCGCCATAAGATTTCCCTTCAAACTTTGGTTGAAAAGTGTGTTAACCTTTTTGTTGGAAATAATCAAGTATCCGCCTCATTTCGTGAGACGATAACTAGTTATCAGTTACCAAAGACATCTACTGTCGATACACGAATCATGATTACTGGTTCGTGTGAACCATAACCATCAAAGAAAGGTCACGTATGAGCGAAGCCATGGAAGATAAAGATTCACCCCAACTGAAAGAACGTCTCAAGTCACTAGGATTCGAGGCAACTCAGTTCGAGCCCAAAGTCAACAACCGTTTCATTGTCAAAGCCGATGGACTGCCGTCGTATGTCGTGAAAGGTATTAAACTTCCAAAGTATTGTTCCAATTCCAACATAACATCTTACATCGAATTGGAATGTTACAATCCTCTGGCGTTGAAGTTTGAACAAACCGCCATTGATTTTGTTAAACAACCGGAGGTAAAAATTAAAGTTCAAATTCTAGACCCCTTGGCTAACGTCGATACGACGTGGGACATCGTTGGAGTTAAGGGAGAAGTTGATTTTGGTGCACTCAATTGGTCCAATGAGGGAGAAGCAAATATAGTTTACATCACCTTCGAAGTAAAAAATTTCACCGTTAGTTACTAATCCTATGCCAAAGAAAAAAATCCTGTTACTATCCGATGATCTGAGAATGCATTCAGGTGTCGCTACAATGTCACGAGAATTGGTTTTAGGAACCGTTCACAAGTACCATTGGATTCAACTTTCGGGTGCAATTCATAACCCAGATTCGGGAAAGGTTATGGATTTATCTCAAGCAACCAAAGACCTCATCAAACAAGGCAAAGTCAAGAGTGATAATGATGATATTTGCGTTCGCCTTTATCCCGTTGATGGTTACGGCAATGAGGATATTTTGTATGCCGTCATCAATCAAGAGAAGCCCGATGCTATTATGCATTTCACCGATCCTCGTTTCTGGGGCTGGTTGTATCAATTGGAACACGGTCTTCGTAAAAAAATGCCTCTTACCTACTTGAACATCTGGGACGACATTCCCTACCCAATGTATAATCGGGCGTTTTATGAAAGTTGTGATGCTTTGTTTAGCATTTCCAAACAAACGATGAACATCAATCGATGGGTGATGTCTCCAGAAAACTGTTGCACTATTTCCGAACCAATGCTTGGTCGTACATTACTGCACTATGTTCCCCATGGAATTAACGAGAGTATTTTTCATCGAAAAGATTCAACCCTTCAAGATTATAAAGACCGATACAGTTCTATTTTTCACGGGAAACAATATAATTTCGTCATTTTCTATAACAGCCGAAACGTTCAACGAAAACGCACTAGCAATATTGTTTTAGCATACCGGCAATTCTGTGACAACCTTCCAAAAGAAGAAGCGGAAAAATGTTGTTTGCTTCTTCATACCGAAATCGCCCACGAAGCCGGAACAAATTTGATTGCTTTGAAGGAAGCCCTTTGTCCGGATTACGATATTATTTTCTCCCCTGCTAAAATTCCGCCCGAAGAAATGCCATTCCTGTATAGTTTCGCCGACGTCACCATTAATGCGTCATCCAACGAAGGATTCGGTCTTTCTATCGCCGAATCCCTTATGTGTGGCACTCCAATTATCGCTTCGGTAACGGGAGGACTTCAAGACCAAATAGGACAAACCGACGATGAAGGAAACCCAATCGAATTCTCTCAAAACTTCGGCTCAAATAGTTGTGGAAAATATAAAAACCATGGAGTTTGGGCCTATCCTCTATGGCCAGTTACGAGAATGATTCAAGGATCTATCCCAACTCCATACATTTTCGATGATCTAACCAAATGGGAAGACATCGCCGATGCATACATGTATTGGTATCGAATGCCAAAAGAGATGCGCCGAAAATGCGGCGACGAAGGCAGACGTTGGGTTTGCAACGAAGGCGGTTTGAACGCTACTAACATGTGCAAGCAGTTTGTTGATGGCATGGAATACGTGTTCCGAAATTGGAAACCGTCCAAGGCATTCGGTCTCTATACTTCCAATGATTATGTGGGAAATCGAATAATCGGCAATAAAATGGGATTTGAAATTCCCACAATTGATGTGTCGATGATTGATTCCAAAATCAAAGAAACCGGAGCCAAATTAGCAAAATTATGACATACTGGTTTATTCTAATCGACAACACGTGGCACGAAATCGTCGTAACCACGGCTACAAAATAAAATAACATTTTGACGTTATAATATGTTGAAAAATAGGCAGAAATAGTGTTATATAGAGATATGAAAATTTACGTTAAACAATTATACGACGAAAAAGGAAACAAGATTTCCATCACCCTTCCGGAGCGAGGTTCCGAAGTTGCGGCGGGGTATGACATCGTTGCAACCAGCGACCCAAAAATTGTTGGCACCAACCAAGTGGTTACTATTGCCGGGAAAGAATACACACTCTGGGCAAACATTGATTATATTGAATATGAAACCAATCTCTTCATTGCCCCCGAAGCCAAATCTTTTCATGTGCTTATTCATCCACGATCCTCGGTGAGCAAATACAATCTGGTACTGGCTAACAGCATTGGACTGATTGACAATGATTATCGTGGTATGGTCATATGCCGCTTCAAATACATTGCTCAGCCAAAGGACTGGGTTCTTTATGCTACCGATGTCGCCATGACTCCGTTTGCCGATGATCAAATCGTAAAAGTATTCGGCGGATTACATACCCTTGTTGATGCTGCCAAGATTTACAAAAAGGGCGACAAAATTGCTCAACTTGTCATCGAACCCACAGTTACGGCTGATTGGGAACTGGTGAATGACCTGACGCAAACCCAACGGGGCACAGGAGGGTTTGGTAGCACCGACAAAACCGGAAAGCCCCTAACCGAAATGTTTGCGGAAGAACAAAAAAAGTTTGAAGCAAGAAAAAATGAACCACAGGATTCCATTCTTAACAAGTATAATCAAGTTGGCGGGATTCCAACCCAACTTCCCTATAGTGAACGAATGAAGCAAAGGTTAGAGCATGAAAAAGGTAATCGTTGAAAGAGTTAGAGAGGAAGCCAAATACTTCTGTGACAAGCATCCGGACCGAGAATGCTTCACGCAAGTAAATTCAATGTGCTGGTATGGGAGCAAGTTCGACTTGTTCCACATCAAAGCCAACCTCTGTGATGAGTGTATGGAAGAACTATATCAGTTTATGAAAGAAAAATTTGGGGTGAACCCGTTTAATGACGAAATATCGTTATTTGCATCGAAAAACGAATGTCCCCTATGCCAAGAAAATTAATTATGAAAAACAAACGTTTTACCCGAGAAGAATTGTGGGAACTTCAAACCCGTGCCAAAATAGAACGAGATTTAGTCACTAATCCAGATTGGATTATGGCGTATAATCACTTCCTTTTTTCTTGCACGGTATTGGATGCATTTTTTGCTCGTTCATCTGTCCCTTCCTCTTGTTGTGGAGAAGGGCGTCCGTTGGAAATAGGTAAGGAATGTGGATGGGCTCCAGAACAAAACTGTGACTGTGGATGCAGAGAAGCATAAGATTCTATGAATAAACCTGTTTGTGTATTTCAATCCCCAATCTGGACAAGATCGGGGTACGGAGATTGGGCGCTGGCTATTGCCAAGAGCTTATTGCGTTATGGAAAATTCGACTTGCATATTGTTCCTACGAGATGGGGACATTGCAGCAAGAAAAATTTGGAGGAAGAAATCAACGACGCCGAAGGTCGGGAACTTTTGAATCGGGTTCTTCGTGGTCCATTGCAAGCACAACCAGAACTCTTCTTTCAAGTCAGTATTCCAAACGAGTTTCTTGTTACCCCACAGGGTGTTATGAAAATCGGGAAATTTAACATCGGAATGACTGCTTCAATTGAAACGACCATACCAAGAGCCGAATGGTTAGAAGGATTGAATCGAATGGATTTAAATATTGCCATGTCTCAACACGGCAAAGATGTTCTCGTCCACGCTCAATATTCAAAAAAACTGCCAAACGGAATGATTGAACCTTTGACAGTTAAAACTCCGATGGAAGTTTTATTCTGGGGAGCCGATACCAAGACCTACAACAAAACAGATATGGTCGTTGACTCACTCGAAAAAGTCATGACCGCAGTCAAAGAGGATTTTGCCTTCTTGTTTGTGGGTCAATGGACGGGAGGTTCGATGAATGCAGATCGAAAAGCCATTGGGTGGCTTATGAAAATTTTCCTCGAAACCTTCAAGGGGTCCGGACCCAAACCATGTCTCATTATCAAAACAAGTGGAGCAACTTTATCCAATATGGACCGCCACGAATGTCTTCAGAAAATTCACGAAGTCACCGAAATGGTAAAACAAGAAAACAAAGAAATAAAACAATGGCCCAACATTTATTTGCTTCACGGCGAATTAACTGATACAGAAATGAATGCTCTCTACAATCACAAGAAAGTCAAAGTGCATATTTCTTTTACCCACGGAGAGGGGTTTGGTCATCCACTGCTTCTTTCGACTTTGAGCGGGAAACCTCTGTTTGCTCCTAATTGGAGTGGGCACGTTGATTTTATGAACCCAAAATATGCCAATTTCCTAGAAGGAAAATTGGAAGCACTTCCTCCAGAAGCAATCAACGATTGGTTTGTTAAAGATGCCCAGTGGTATACCGTTGATTATGGAAAGGCAAAAGAAAAAATGCGAAGGGCATTTAATGACTACGAATCACTTCTCCCCAATGCCGAAAAACTCAGAGCAGAAAATGCCGAAAAATTTTCCATTGAAGCAATGGATAAAACATTTCACGCTCTTTTGGACAAGTATGTTCCAAAGTTTGCGATGCCTGCGACCATTGTCCTTCCCAAATTGCGACGATTAGACCTTCCAAAGTTAAAGCCAGCAGCTAAGTCAGGAGCAACTAATCCGCCAACCCAAGAAGAAATTAAGAAAATGCCGGTATCAGAAAACAAAAGTTGATGGATGAAAATAAGTTACTTAGTTACGTGTCACAACGAAAGTGAGTCGCTAGACAAGTCTCTACATGTCATTTTAAGTTATAAAGACAAAGAGGATGAGGTTTTGGTGTTGGATGATTTTTCCGACAATCAAAAAACCCAAGAAATCCTAAAAAAATGGGAAGCTCCAGACTGTAAAATTATTCAGCACGCCTTAGACCGTAACTACGGAGCGCACAAAAATCACGGCAACGAGAAATGCACCGGTGATTGGATATTCCAGATTGATGGGGATGAAATTCCAAATCCCAACTTGATTGTTAACATAAAAGCGATTATTGAAGCCAATCCAGATGCCGAGTTGATTTTCGTTCCACGCATAAATGATTTCATCGGGGTTACAGAAGAACACGCAAAACAATGGGGATGGCGGTTAACTCCATGTGATGCATGTGAAGGGCGACTGATTGTTCAATGGCCAGATTATCAAGGCCGTATTTATAAACGAGACACCGCTCGTATTCGATGGGATCGCCGACTACACGAAAAAATAGAAGGGCATACTAACTTTGTTACACTGCCACCCGACACTGATCTGGCGTTATACCACGACAAAACCATCGAAACTCAGATGAATACCAACATACGATACAACCAATGGTTTACGGAAGAAGAAAACCGGGGTCATAATGTATTTGAACAAGGGATTCGAAGCATACCTCCAACGAGACCCGGCGAAAAAAGATTTGTTGCCAACATCCTTTCAACATCAGAAAGTATAATAAGATTTTCCGTATGGAAAGCTAGGGGGAAAAGACCAGAAATTGGCGAAAAAATGCCTATGGCTGACCCCGAAAAAAACAGAAATTTTGACATCCTTGTTACTCAATTTGTAGAAGAAAAAGAAGAAGAATGGATTTTCGAGGGTAAAGAGATATAAGAATATGAGAACAGATATTAAAATAAGTCGGTTTTCATGTTTTCATCACTACTTATAAACATGCAATGGAGTCGAATAGAGAAAAAATGTGAATCGTGTGGTAATGTATTTAAAGTAATCAAATGCCGACAAAAGAGTGCTAGATATTGTTCCAGAAAATGCTATGACCAATCTCAAGCGGGGAGGAAGGCTTGGAACCAAGGGAGAACATGGGAAGAAATGTTTGGTGAACAGAGAGCAAAAAATCTAAAAAATCATTTTCATGATCGTTTCAAAGGACAAAATAACCCGATGTGGGGGCGAAAACATTCTGAAAATACAAAAAAGAAGATGTCAAAAAAGAAAGAAGGATATATTCCTTGGATTACTGGGAAAAAATTTCCCGGCATATTCAAACATTTTAATCGAAGAGGGGAAAACAATGCATATATTAAATACGTTTTGAAAACAGAAGGTATAACATACGAAGAATATCAAAAACGTTTGACCGATAAAGAAAAATACTATCGTGAAGTTATCCGAATCACCCGATTACAAAACATCACGCTTTTGGACAACCACGAAAAAAGAGCAAAAGCCCCGCAAGAACACGCTTATCATTTAGATCATATCTACCCAGTTATCAAAGGATTCGAAAATAGAGTTCCACCGGAGATAATCGGAGACATTTCAAACTTACGATTCATTCCTTGGAAAGAAAACCTATACAAATCGGATAAACTTTTAGAAGAGGCACGAAAGCAGTTATATGAAAATAGCGTTTCTATCTGAAACAAATTACAGAGGTAAATGGCCGTATAATTTTCCTAATGCTCGAACAGAAGTAGCATGGCAAATCGCCTTAGACGCAGATCATTTCAACATTCTCGAATATCTAAATGTAAAAGATTACGATTGGGTATTTCTCATTCTTCCAAAAGGTGGAGTTGGATTAAACTCTGAAGGCATCCGTCTCAACGATCAACCAAACCGATTTGCCAGCCTTTATGCTTCAAATTTTATTGAAGACTTGAAAAAACGGAATAAACGTGTTGCTTACGTCCAAGAGGGACCATCTTGGTATGTAAATGATTTTTCTTTACCGGATCAGTTTAACTATTATAATACTGTAGCGGAATGTGACGCAATCTTTGCTCATAATGATTACGACACCGCTTGGTATGCGGGGTTATTTCCCAATAAAAAAGTTACAACAATACCAACGTTAATGATAGAAGAACTGATCCGGACAATTTCTCCTGCGCCCGAGCCCCAAACTATTATAGGAGGCAACTTTTGCCGATGGTACGGAGGTTTTCAAAGTTTCATAGTTGCCTCAGAATTACAGGTGCCTGTTTATGTACAAACCTCTCATTGTTCACAGCCGGGAGAAGACCAAATCCCAAACCTTCATGTTCTGCCACGCCTCATTTGGATCGATTGGATTAAGACCCTTGCAACCTTTCGGTATGCTGTCCACCTTATGCCGACCGTTGCAGCAGGAACATTTAGTCTCAACTGTGCCTACTTTGGAATTCCCTGTATAGGAAATCAAAGAGTAGATACTCAACGAGTTTGTCACCCACAATTGTCTGTCGAAGCCGAGGATGTAAGAACGGCTAGAGATATGGCTATTCGTCTTCTAATGGATACGAAGTTTTACGACGAATGCTCGAAAGAGGCCAAATGGAATTATGACAAGTTTCGTATTGACATTTGGCAAAATAAAATGTATGCTTTCCTACAAGAAAATTTATGAAGTGGCCTTTAATGTATAATAACATCACCGAGAGTGATGCCGATGCAATCATCAAGTTTCTATCTCAAAAACCGGTTCCCCGTCTAACCAGCGACAAAAAAGTTGCGGAGTTTGAAAGAGAATGGAGTAAATGGTTGGGAGTTAAATATAGCGTGTTTGTAAATTCAGGAAGTTCGGCTAATATTCTCACCTTGGCATTGCTCCGAGGCGTTTTGCAAGAAAATAAGCACGAAATAATTGTATCTCCGTTAAATTGGTGTTCGGATATTTCGGCCATTCTTCACGCCGGAATGACTCCTATTTTTTGTGACATTAACTTGAAAACACTTGCCTTGGATGAAGAAAAACTTCTCAAACTTATCACTCCACAAACCGGAGCCATTTTATTGACTCATATTCTCGGATATAACGGACTGACCCAAAAAATCATTGATATTTGCCGGGAAAAAGATATTGTTCTCATAGAAGACTGCTGTGAATCTCATGGGGCTACCTACAACGAGCAAAAAGTGGGAACTTTGGGAGATGTTTCTAATTTCTCCTTCTATTATGCTCACCACATGAGTACTATAGAAGGTGGAATGATTTGTACAAATCACGAAGAAATCTACGAGAGATCAAGAATCCTCCGGTCTCATGGAATGTTAAGAGAATCCAGTAGTACCGATTTTAAGGAAACTACAATTAAAAACCTTCCCGATCTCAATCCGGATTTTGTATTCATGCAGGATGCCTATAACTTCAGATCAACTGAAATAAATGCGGTCATTGGGCTAAACCAACTATCTCGACTGGATAGAAACAACATTCAAAGATCTAAGAATTTAGACGTTTTCTTAGATGGTCTCGACCCGAATAAGTTCTATGTTGAATTTGAACGTGAAGGAAATAGCAATTATGCATTTACCTTGCTTCTTCGCAATGCCGATTTATCGTTGAGGGATACAGTAGAGTCTGCGCTTCGGGAAAACGAAGTTGAATTTCGACGGGGGATGTCGGGCGGTGGGAATCAACTTCGACAACCATATTTGACCCGACGTTTTGGAACTGGATTCGCTAACCTATTCCCAAATAGCGATCATGTTCATTTTTTCGGCTGGTATATTGGAAACTATCCCGAACTTGCAACCAAAGATATTGTGTGGTTAACCCAATTGTTGAATGATGCATAATACTTTAACCCACATCATTTCCGAACATTCCCGTCGTCCGGACTCTAGGTACGGCTCATTGGTGAACGATTATGTGAGTCTGCCATGGGATGAGAATTGGGTTGATGAGTGCTGTTTCAGCGACTATCTCCATTACAATACCCAAGGAATCGAATACATCCTTTCAAAACTCCAGCCAATAGCTGCGGAAGCATTAGAAGAATGAAACTCTACATTTACAAGCATGCCAATGTTCATACCCACGACAAGATACCTGAGTTCGTGGGAACGACTCCGTTTTGTCAAACAGGAATCGCAAAACATTGTCAAATTGTAGAGAGCCCAGATGAGGCCGATTACTTCTATATGGGCCAGATTTCAGATGGTAATATGGACGACCCCTCCAACCCCCAAACCGAGGAAAGTTTCGTCTATTTGAAAGGACGAGAAACTCGTCATATTATGGACTTGGAAGGAGATTACTGTGCCGATACCCGTTACACCGCTTGTGGATATGGCCGAACAGTTGCTCCTGAGTGGGCACTCAAACCAATCAAAAGCTGCGCCCCCACAAAATACGCACATTGGGTTCAACCCATTATGGCAAGACCCCACGTAAGTCAGTTATTGATTTTCCTTAGTCAGAATCCGGATGTTGGAGAAATAGAGTTTCCCGAGGAAATCTCTTTCGGCTTTAGAGGAATGTCTGGACCCATTCCCACCAGAGCCCGACTCGCCGAAGTGTTGAAAAGCACCGATATTAAGCATGAAATTACGTTAAATGCCGATTGGGGTGGACGAAAAGGATTGGATTCTCCAGCAGTTTCGGCATACATCGATTCGTTGTATCGAAACCTGATTTCTCTCTGTCCGGAAAGCACCTGTTCCGCAACTATTCGATTCTACGAGACGTGCTTTTTCGGAAGAGTCCCGGTCATTGTTGGGGAGCAAATGGTCATGGAAGAAGGAGATTATGATACCAGTTTCCTTTACAAAGTTAATCCCGATTGTTCCGACGCAGAACTCGTGTCTCAGTTACAAAAAATCTACAATACCCCACACTCCGAACTTGTGGATAAGGCCAAAGCAGCAAGACAATACTTTTTCGATGTCGTGGTTAAGTACTTCCAAGACCCCACTGCCTACATGATCGATTGGATGAAACGAAAGAATCTATGAGTGATAAATTGTTAGTCGTTTACAACACCTGTGAAATCCATCACATGAACTTGTGGTGGTATCTCGATTGTCTAAAAAACCTTCTGCGACAGGACTACGACAATTTTCAAGTTGTGGTTAGTGGATGTAAGATCACTTCCGCCACGAAAGCAGCTTTATCCAAAACGTTTGGAAACAAAGTTTGGTTCAATTATATTGAGGACATTGTTCCCGTTAATGTGACGTTCAATCATACTGTCAAGGTCGTAACGGAGACGAAAGGTCCATTCAACGGGTATATCTATGTCGATTCCGGAATGAATACAGGGGACAAAACAAATGTCCTATCCGAAATCAACGCCCGAAGCAGCACAAGACAGTTTGGCATGGTTACGGTCCAGCCGAGCACAGATACAGGATACGAAATGTGGTTCGGAAAGCCGGAAGTGGGGTTTGCTTTCACCGGAGAGGACTTCATAGTTCCTATTGGGAAAGCCTGCCCCTTGCATTTTCAATATTTCGATCATCGGCTCCTCGAATATTACGGGCGGCTTGTTCCAGACATTTTCAAAACATTTTGCACAGAATCGACCTTCTCGTTTCTCAACGCAGCCCTCAGATTAAAATGGGTATTCGTCAAGGATTTGGTGGTTTCTCATAATAAAGCATCCGATGGCCCGTGTGGTCTTGTGAACCATCAATACTACGGCAATAGAGAACCGTGGAACGTCCTTCTTGGTGACTTAGACATAAAACAACTTATTATGACGCCAGAAGGCAAGAGGTTGGGAATGGGTTATGAAGAAGCCCAGAACGTTTTTATGCACGACCCCGAGTGTTATGACGAGAACGGCTTTGCAAAAAACCCAGAACTGAAAGCGTTCATCAAAAAGAACCTCTTCGTTCCACCAGAAGTCATTGATTACGAAAAACTAACTTACACTTTGGTCACCGAGTAATATAAAAACAATTTCGTTAAACTAAGTACATATGTATTGACAAATTTCGTTATGAAAAATTATACCCCGCAAGAACTCAGAGACTTTGAAATTGAAATGGGAGAGTGCTTTCGACAGAAACTTATTCGTGCTCCGATCCATTTGGATGACGGAAACGAAGCTCCGCTCATCAAGGTCTTCGAACGAATCAAAGACGAAGATTGGATCTTCTGCACGTGGAGAAGCCATTACAAATGCCTGCTCAAAGGTGTGCCAAGAGAATTGGTCAAACAAAATATTTTGGACCGACGTTCTATTTCTTTGTGTTTTCCTGAATATCATGTATTCTCTTCGGCGATTGTTGGTGGAAACGCTCCCATTGCAAATGGTCTGGCGTTCGATTTAAAACGCAAAGGCCAACCGGGACATGTGTGGTGTTTCCTTGGAGAAATGACATCGGAGACGGGATGTTTCCATGAAAATTGGAAGTATGCCAACGCTCATGATCTCCCCATTACATTTGTTATTGAAGACAATTTCCGTTCTGTCTGTACCGACACGAGGAAGACATGGAACCTCCCAAAACTAACTCATGAAAAGGAAGAGTTGGTTGAGAAGGACAAAATCATTTACTACACGTATCGTCCTAAGTATCCTCATAGTGGAATGGGCGAGCGTATAACCTTTTAGGAAAAACTATAATAGATGAAATAGGAAAAGTTTATAATTTTTACAAAGGAATACAAAATGCTTAATTATTTCGAGGAATTATGTAGGAGTATGGAATGGTTGAGTCAGAAGCCCGATACATTTTTTATTGGGCAGACTGTACAGTATAACGGTACGGCCATGACCAACACTCTAAAAAAACTTCCACCTGAGAAACTCTGGGAAATGCCCGTTTGTGAAGATCTTCAAATGGGTATGACTATTGGAATGGCGATGGCGGGAGGAACATGTCCAATCAGCATTTTCCCTCGCTGGAATTTTTTGCTGGTCGGAACAAGTCAAATCGTGAGTCATTTGGACAAACTAGGTCAAATGCTTCCACCGGGAGCCAAACTTCCCAAATGTATCATCCGAACAGGAATAGGGTCAACAAATCCGTTGTATCCCGGCCCCCAACACATTGGAGATTTTTCTGCCGCCTTTAGAGTCATGTGCCCGAACGTCAACATCGTTCGATTGGACAAGACGGAAGACATCTTTCCAGAATATACGTTGGCCTATGAAAGAAACGACGGTATTTCCACAATTCTTGTAGAATGGGCAGACGCCTATGATCCAACGTGGACCTTGCCACAATGATTTCCTATCTCATAGCATCCGTTCGACCAGATGCGGTAAAGGAAACTCTTAAATCCATTCACCGTCTCCCAAAACACGATCACGAAATCGTAGTTTGTACTCCATATCCCGATGCTGATTATGACAATGTTCGATTTGTTTTAGATGATAAACGTGGCGGTTCAACATATGCGTTTAACAAAGGTGCAAAAGTTTGTAATGGAGATTGGATTTTAGTGGGAATAGATGATCATGTTATAAACATTGATATCAATGCTGTTCTGAGCGTCTTTCAACATCCAGACATCCTATCTCGGGAATATCAAGTCATCAATCTTGGAAGTCCTTGGACTGACTGTCTGAGTCGAAACGTTGCTGGATATGGCATTGATATTGGTCCAGTTTCGCCAAATGTTCTAAATGCTCGCTGGCCAGTAGTCACTTTCCCCGCCGTTTCAAAGAAAACGATTGCGGAGAAGTTTGATGGACACATTTTCAACCCTCACCTTCTACATCATTTTGTTGACCATTGGATTGGCCTGTATGTATCCAGAAAACAGCCGGATAAAGTCATTCCATGTGCCAATACAGTTGCATGGACAGCGCATGTGCCGGGAGATCACTGCGATAGAAGCAGGGATGATATCGACTCAGTTACGTATTGCAAGTTGGCGGCAAGGTTTCTCCAAAATCCGGATGCTTACGGATATACCACGCCATTATGATAAATGAAAATCGCACTTTTATATTTGATCGGTCAGAAAACCCATCTGCTTTAGCGGGTGGGATGAATGACCGCCATAAACAAAGTTGAGATATTTACAAATAAAATAACTTTTTGTAAAAATCCAATATACTTATACTTGATGACAAAACGAATAACCAGAGGATATAAGTTTCCAATCTATCCGACAGAAGAACAGAAAACTTTCTTTGCCAAATCATTTGGTTGTTCTCGTTTCGTCTTTAATCATTTCCTTAATGCTCGAAAGGAACATTACCTTAATCATGGAAAAGGTATAGGATACAATGATACTGCCAAACTGCTTGTATCATTGAAAGAGGACAAAGACACTGAATGGTTGAATGAAGTCAATAGTCAATCTCTCCAACAATCTTTACGACAACTTGATGTCGCATACCAAAGGTTCTTTAAGAAGATTGCTTCATTCCCGTCCTTTAAGTCCAAATACGATAAACAATCATTCTGTGTTCCTCAACACTTCACATTTGAGAATGGTCTATTGACTATTCCAAAACTTAAATCTCCAATCAAAGTTAATCAGCATAGGAAGTTTGAGAAGAATGCTAATATCTGCTTCTTAACCATTTCCAAGACCAAAACCAACAAGTATTTCGTCTCGTTCATTGTTGAGGAAGATTTTACACCGAAGGTTAAGAAAACCAATGAGAGTGTAGGTATTGACTTGGGACTGATTGATTTAATGACATTCTCCGATGGGAGAAAGATTTCCAACCCAAGAATAGCAAAAAAATACCGAAAGAAATTGGAATACCAGCAGAGACAACATTCCAAGAAAACCAAGAAAGGAAAGAATAGAGAAAGAGCAAGAGTTGAACTGGCGAAAACATACGAAAAGATAAACAATGTAAAATTGGATTATGCTCACAAACTGACAGCAGATATTGTCAAAAACCACGACATCATTTGTATGGAAAATTTGAGCATCTCCAATATGATGAAAGACCATAGGAAAGCAAGGTCAATACAAGAAGTATCTTGGTATGAAATTGTAAGACAACTCAAATATAAGAGTGAATGGAACGATAGGAAGTTTGTCCAAATAGACCGATGGTTCCCATCCTCTAAAACTTGTAATAAATGTGGATACATTAACCAAGCATTGAAACAAGAAGATAGAGAATGGGATTGCCCTATTTGTAATGTCCATCACGACAGGGACTATAATGCGTCCTTGAATATCCTGAGACAAGGTTTGAGTGGTTTAGGAACTAAATCGCTCGTCAAACAAAAACGTGGGGAGGCGTTGAGGATTGTATCTGTGAATAACAGAAAGAGTAATCAAGTCAATGAACCACGAAACCCACCTGCTTTAGCGGGTGGGTAGTTCATATGCTTGGATACGTAGATCTAAAAATGTTACAAGCCGGATCTTCCGAATAAACCGATTTAATAAAAGTTATGCCGAGTTACGAGCCACCAATAGTCTGTGCCGGATGTAAAGTCCCCAAAGGATGGGGCGAAGAGCTTATCATCGAGAACAACGAACTGTATTGCGGGAAACTTCTCATCTTCAAAAAGGGCTGCAAGTTCTCCATGCACTACCACATGGTCAAGGATGAGTCGTGGTATGTTTCCAGTGGAAGATTCATTTATCGTTTCATCGATGTACGTAACGCAGATGTTACAGAAACCGTTTTAACCCCCGGCGACGTTGTTCGCCAAAGGCCGGGGCAACCCCATCAAATCGAAGCACTCGATGACGGGATTATTTTTGAAGTCTCAACGCACCATGAAGATTCGGATTCTTTCCGTGTATGGAAAGGAGATTCACAGAAATGAGTTTAGAAGCAGATAAAGCATTATGGAAGTTCGGGGATGCACTTTCGGATTTACCACAGGAACAAAAAGTTTACTATGTACGCCAGTTGCTCATTGAACTGATGGATTATACAGAACAAAGCGACGATGAAAAAATTTGGTGTGACCTCAATGAAGCATTGAAAGATCTTTATCCGGATTACGAAAAGCTAAGAAGAGAAACAAAGTGAAAGACCGAATAACAGAAATAATTATTGTCAGGGCACCTTTCCGAATTTCTTTCTTCGGGGGGTCTACAGACTATGTTGATTTCTATAAGGAACACGGTTCATTTTTAATTGGCACGACAATTGACAAGTACACATATCAGTCGTTAAGAATCCGTCCCCGCATTCTTTCTCATGAAAGCGTTATTACATACTCCCAACAACAACTTGTGAAGAATTGGGATGAAATCCACAATCCATTGATTAGAGAAATTCTTAAACATCGACGGGTTATCCACAACATTGAGTTTAATTCATATTCGGATATTCCGTCTCGGACGGGGCTTGGAGGTTCATCTGCGTTCTGTGTCGGAATGCTTTATCTTTTGGATAAAGTTTTTATGGCCCCCCAGACTCAAAAAAGTTTAGTCAAAGACGCCATTTACATTGAACGGACACTTCTCCGAGAACCGGGAGGAATTCAAGACCAGATTTGGCCAGCATATGGTGGATTGAATACGATTGAGATTCAACCAAATGGAGAGTTTCTGGTCAAACCCTTGGCTGTAACTGCGGAATTCAAAGCAGAACTCCAAAAATCTATGGTGCTAATTTACACCAATGAACAGCGAGACCAAGATACCATTGCAAAATCTCACGAAAAACAAGATAAAACAAAAATTTTACAAATCGCCAAGGAGGCACATCGGTTCTTCTTAAATGAAGATATTGAACAAATCGGAAGACTTCTCCACCAATCATGGGAAGCCAAAAAAAGAATTTCTCCACTTATTTCCACCGGGAAAATCAATGAAATAGTTGCAACAGTTATGCGTATGGGAGCATATGGAGTAAAACTACTAGGTGCCGGTGGATGTGGATTTGTTCTCGTGGTTTGCAATCCAAAAGTCAAAACAAAAATCAAACAAACATTTCAAAATACTATTTTAGATTTTGAGTTTGAAAATAAAGGAGCGTCGGTCATTTACGACGGAAATACACAATGAGAAGAGGTATAGTTTCGGGTTATTTTAATCTTATAAATATGCCATTTTTATGATTACGATAACTATTTATTAGTATGAATAGAAAAGAAGATTTAAGCGGTCAAATAATAAACGGGAAACGAATACTCGGCGTAGCGGGAGTGGCAAAAGATGGATACCATACCATTTACAGTGTTGAATGCCCAAACTGTAAAGATATTTATTCCGCTCCAAAATCCAACCTTCTACGAACAAAAACATGTTATAAATGCTGCCCCAGAACTCAAAGGGGATCAAAACACAATCGATGGCGAGGGGAAACGGCTATTCCGTTGGATTATTATAACTCCCTTCGAAGGAAAGCGCAAACACGAAAACTACCATTTTCGGTTTCTATAGAGTTTCTCGATAAACTTTACTTTCAACAGAACCAAAAATGTCATTTTACCGGGGAGTTCATTGATTTTATTTCAAAAACAGCATCATTGGATAGAATCGATTCCAAAAAAGGATACATCAAGAATAACGTTCAGTGGGTTCACAAAGACGTTAATATGATGAAAAATAATAGAGATGAACAAGATTTCATTCATCGCTGTGTCCAGATACATCATTATACGCATCAATCAAAACCCCTTGGATTACTTCCTGCGATCCCCCCATGCCGCCACAAGAATTTCAGAGGAAATGAATATATTCCCAAGGATTATTATACGACCTTAAAAAAGAATGCACAACAACGAAATTTAGAATTTTCGGTTTCCTTAGAAGACCTTAACGAATGTTTCCGTTTTCAAAGTGGAAAATGTATGCTTACCGGTGAAGATTTATTCTTCAAAAAACATCCCAAACAAGGATACAAAAAACCTGGAAACGCTTCTTTAGATCGAATCGATAACACACAAGGATACATTCATGGAAACATCCAATGGGTGCATAAAACAGTTAATATGATCAAATATCAACTGACCCAATTTCGGCTTCTAGAAATATGTCGGGAAATAACAAAAAAATTTACGGTTAATGTGGCAATTAGCGGGTTTTTTCAAATACTCCATGTCGGTCATATTGATTACATAACGTCCGCTCGAAAATTGGGTGGATACCTTACTGTTATTGTTAATTCAGACGAACAAGCAAAATTAAAAAATACTCCACTGGTTGTCAACCAAAATGACCGAGCCAAACTTATTTCCCATATCCGTGGGGTTGATGAAGTTTGTATAGCTATTGACGAAGACGGGACGGTATCCAAATCGCTCGAACTCCTCAAACCTCAAATTTTTTGTAATGGGGGGGATAGAAAAATCAACAACTCGGAGCCTAAAGAAACAAAAACATGTGAACGCCTTGGAATAAAGATGGTTTATGGTGTTGGTGGAGAAAAAAGCGAATCAAGTTCTTCCATTCTTCAGCGAGCCCATGAAATCCTCCTAAAAAAAGTATAAAATATGTTGCTATTCCGTTGCCAAAACGGTATAGTTCATCCGAATTATTGAAAAACATAACATGAAAGTTCTCATAACAGGGGTGACTGGAAGCGGAGGGAGTTATCTCGCTGAGTATCTACTGGATAGGGTAGGTGCTAAAGTGATTGGAACTACCCGTGACCACACACCACCCCGAAACGTCGAACACATCAAGGACCGAATTGAGTTTCGTTATTTGGACTTGAACGAATCGCTTTCAGTGTATCGCTTGATGGATGAGGTTCGTCCGGATATTGTCATGCATATTGCTTCTATGGCTAATGTCAGGAAGTCGTTTGATTATCCACATGAAGTCATTTCCAATAACATCAACATCACAATGAATCTTTTGGAAGCAGTTAGGCTTCTTAAAAACAAAGACGGCTACAATCCGGTCATCCAAATTTGTAGCACTTCGGAAGTTTATGGCAGAGTTGACCCGAAGCATGTGCCCATTACGGAAGAATGCCCGCTTAAACCAATCAATCCTTATGCGGTATCAAAAATGGCCCAAGACAATCTTGGGTATGTTTATTATTTGAACTATGGGATGAACATTGTTCGAACCCGAATGTTCACTTATTTGAATGCCCGTCGAGCCGACCTGTTTGCCACGGCGTTTGCCAAGCAAATCATGGAAATCAAGGAGGGGAAGAGAGAAGTCCTTGAGCATGGTAATTTGGAGACGGTTCGAACTTTCATCGATGTTCGAGAAGCTGCCGAAGCCTACTGGATTGCGACCCAGAAGTGCAAGATTGGAGAAGTGTACAATATCGGCGGGAGCAAGGGAATCAGCATTAGAGAATTTTTGGAACTTCTTATCAACAAGATGGGGGTTCCTGTCCGGACATATCAGAATCCGAAACTTATGCGTCCATCGGATACTACAATTCAGATTCCGGATATGAGCAAATTTACCAGAGATACAGGATGGAAACCCGTTATACCATTTGACAAAAGCGTGGATTACTTCATCGAAGAACTGTATCGTTTCTGGGGAGAGAAATAACATGTTTTACCCAAAGTTTACTCTATTTATGTAAGTAATACATCCCATATAACTACTTACATATGAAAAACGAAATTGTCGGAAAAAAAGTTGGTATGTTAACTGTAACAGAAGAGACTCATATTACCAAAAAGAATAAACTATACAAATGTATATGTGATTGCGGAAATTTTCGTTATCACACCAAACAAAATTTGTTGTCTGGAACCTTGATTTCTTGTGGATGTTATAAAGAAAAAAATTATGGAAAACGTCACAAAAACTGGAGAGGAAAAGGTCAAATTTCGTTAACATTTTTTGATCGAATCAAAATGGTGGCATCTACTCGATCTATTCCATTTGAAATTACAATTGATGACGTGGCAGAACTATTTGAAAAACAAGAAGGAAAATGTGCTTTAAGTGGACTTCCATTACTGCTTCCATCAAAATCCAAACAGGTTAATGGAAAATATCGAACCGCATCACTGGATAGAATAAATTCCAACCTCCCATATCAAAAAGACAATATTCAATGGGTTCATAAAGATGTTAATATGATGAAACAACAATTTTCAACCGAACATTTTTTAGAATTATGTTCTAAAATTCATAACTTCAATCAAAAAAATCAGTGATATGACTAAAATTCTTTTAACTGGTGGCGGGGGGTACATTGGATGTGTTTTAACGGGAGTCCTTTTGGATGCCGGGTATGAGGTTTCTGTTCTTGATAATCTCATTCATCGTCAACACGGCATTCTGGAGTACGCCCGCAACCCGAAATTCAAGTTCGTTTACGGTGATGTTCGAAACAAAGATTTGTATCTGACTCAAATCAAACAAGCCGATATCATCATCAACTTGGCGGCTTATGTTGGTATGCCCGTCTGTAATCGATTCCCTATTGAGGCCGAACAGGTAAATCGGTTTAGTGCCGAATTCTTAGCGGGGCACGTTAGCGAGACTCAACTGATCATTCATGCAAACACGAACTCGGGGTATGGTCTCGGCCAGCACGTCGAAGGAAAGGCTGTATTTTGCACCGAGGAAACTCCGCTAAATCCCATTTCGATTTACGGAAAGACCAAATGTGCCGCCGAACGGGCAATTATGATGAGCGGAAATAATATCACTTTCCGTTTAGCCACGGTTATGGGTGTCTCTCGAAAGATGAGAATGGATTTGCTAGTGAATGATTTCACTTTCCGAGCATGGAATGACAAGTTCATCGTTCTGTTCGAATCCTCATTCCTGAGAAACTTTATTCACATTCATGACGTTGCAGGAGCCATTTTGTGGGCTATCCAGAACGAACAGAAAATGAGAGGAAACGTTTACAACCTTGGAAATACATCTGCCAACGTTAACAAACGTCAACTCTGTGAACGAATCAAGTTACAGGTTCCGGATTTCTACATTACCGAGTCTCCAATCAACAAAGACCCAGATCAGAGAAACTACATCGTTTCCAATGAGAAGCTGGAAGCAACAGGGTGGAAACCACGTTATTCTTTGGATGACACAATCAGAGAAGTTCTGCAAGTGTGTCCCATCGTAAAGAATACGAACTGCCCATTCTCGGACATTTAATCTATGTGGTGTGGAAAGTGTAAATTGGAAAAACCGGATTCGGATTTCTCGAAGAACCGAAGTAGAAAATCTGGGTTCCAGCACAGATGTAAAAAATGTGTATCATTACATGCCGAAACCACAACGGTTCAGCGTTCGATTAGGTGTAAAAATTATTATGTTCAAAATCGAATAGCACTAAAACTCAAAGCAAATAGATATTATAAAAATAACAAAAAGAAATGTCTCGAAGCTCAACGTGTTTATCTATTTGAGAGAAGAAAGTCCGATCCTATATTTAGATTGCGGCAATGTGTGTCACATCAAATACGACAAAATATCAAAAAACAAGCCGGGACTAAAGGCGAATCGATTTTCAAGTATCTTCCTTATACCTTGAAAGATCTCAGAGAACATTTGGAGGGTCAATTTGAACCTTGGATGTCTTGGGAGAATTACGGCGGAAAAACATTTGATGGAGCGCCAACTTGGTGGATAGATCACATTGTTCCACAATCAAAGTTACCATATGATTCTATGCAAAACCCAAACTTTTTGATATGTTGGAATCTCGGGAACCTTAGACCAATGGAAAAGAAATTGAACATACAAAAAGGAAACAAATGAGCTTAGATTTATTGCTAATAGAACCCAACGTCTCCAAGGAAGCCTATCAGGCTCTTGCGGACGAATTCAGCGCAATTGAAACCCCAACATGGTGCCTACTGCTGGCCCAGAGTTGCCGCTCCGTGGGGTACAAAGTAGCCATTTGCGATGCAAATGCCGAACGACTTACCGATGAGCAAGTAGTCAATCGAGTTGAAGAACTTCAACCCCGATTGGTAGTATTTGTTATGTATGGCCAAAATCCCAACTCGGGGACGACAATGATGATTGGTGCATATAGGACAGGAGAAAAACTCAAAGAGGCACTTCCCTCCGTCAAAATTTGTATGGTTGGTTCTCATGTGTCTGCCCTCCCTCGGGAAGTTATCCAAAAGGATTTCGTGGATTTCATTCTTCTCAACGAGGGAGTGTATGCGCTGAGAAATCTTTTGGCTACAGATCTCAAATCTCCCGATCAACTTCGAAATGTAAAAGGCATTGGTTGGTATAATGGAGAAATGTCCGTTCTCAATCCACCGGAGTTCGTTGTCCCACAAGAAAGAATGGATATCGACTTGCCGGGATATGCGTGGGACTTGCTTCCATATAGGAACAAGCCCTTCGACCTATACCGAGCCCATTTCTGGCACGCCAACTTCGATAAATCCAAGCGAACTCCCTTTGCGGCTATCTATACGAGTTTGGGATGCCGATTTGGCTGTGATTTCTGCATGATTAACATCCTGAACCGAAAAGACAACTCTCAGGGAATTTCTTCGGCGGATAGTCGAATCATGAGGTTCTGGTCTCCAGATTTCATCACAAAAGAGTTTGAGAAGCTGGCAGGATATGGGGTCGAGACTGTCCGTATCTCCGATGAAATGTTCTTCCTCGACAAGAGATACTTCGAACCGCTTCTGAACAACATTGTCAACAGAGAATTGAAATTCAATATGTGGGCATATGCTCGTATTGATACCGTGCGTAAGCAATACCTCGAACTATTCAAAAAAGCAGGCATCAACTGGTTGGCGCTTGGTATCGAAGCGGCACGCCAGGAAATTCGAACCGAAGTTAGCAAAGGTTCATTCAAGAACGTGAATATTCGTCAAGTATGCCAAGATATTCGTGACGCAGATATCAATGTCATAAGCAACTTCATTTTTGGATTCCCAGATGATACCAAAGAGAGTATGCAGGCCACATTGGATCTGGCAATGGAAATCAATGCTGAGACGACCAACATGTATCCTTGCATGGCTCTGCCGGGAAGTCCATTGCATGTCCGTGCCATAAAAGAAGGATGGAAGTTGCCCACGACTCCGGAGGGCTTTGCCTTCTTGAGCTACGAGTCCGAGCCGCTTCCAACGAAGTATTGTACTTCGGCGGAAGTATTGAAATTCCGTGACGATGCGTGGCATACTTACTTCACCAATCCGGCGTATCTGGACTTGGTAGAGAAAAGATTCGGCCTCCAACAGCGAAAAAACGTTGAAGAACTAGCTTCAATCAAACTCAAAAGAAAATTGCTTGGAGACTAATGAATAGATACCTTTTAGTTTACAACACTTGCGAAATCAGGGCGAACAATTTGTTCCTTTACCTGCAAGGGCTGGACTATCTCTTAAATCAGAAAACTAATGGGTTTACTTACGATGTCGCCGTTAGTGGTTGCAGAATGCATCAAGCCACCAAGGCGGCATTACAGAAACGATATGGAAAGAGACTCATCTATTTCTACACCGATGAAATTCTAACCGTGAACGTAACGTTCAACAAAGCCGTGGACGAAATCGTAAAGCGAAAGGGACCATACGATGGATACATTTTCGTCGATTCCGGCGTCTTGACGACATTTGACACCGTTCTTCAAGAAATCCATAACCGTGCTATTACGGGGAAGTATGGGATTATCTCCATGCAAACCGATACCGATATGGGATTGGAACATTGGTTTGGATTACCACCGGGACATGTGTTCCGAGGGCAGGATTTCATCGTTCCAGTAGGAAAGTGCGTCCACATTCATTTTAACTGGTATCCGCACAGGTTCTACGAGTATTATGGGAAGATTCTCCCCGACATTTTCAGAGCGTCGTGTACGGAGTCGGTATTTTATTACATGGTTGCTCCACTGAAATTGAAGTGGTGTGTGGTCAAAGATATCGTCTTGGTACACCATAAATCCGCAGATGGGGCAACATCACTGGAAAAGTATGTTCCTCCGACAAAGCCCTATTGGAATGAGTTAATGTGTGACATTGACATCACCAAAGCATTTGCAGACCCCAGAGCAAAGGCAACTGGGTTTGGATATGACGAATGGGCGCATATTTTCGATCACAATCCTGACGCCTATGATGCGGACGGAATGCCCAAAGACCCAGATGGGCTTGGTCAGTTTACGAAGGAAACTGTTCTCCTTCCAAAACATCTTTTCAATTACGACGACATCAAATACGAGATTACGATATGATTAGCATCCTTTGCCCAACCAGAAACCGACCCCAGAACTTAATTCGTCTGGTGGACAGCCTTGTGAGCACCGTTTCGGATATCCAAAACGTAGAATTGCTCGTGTATATCGATGATGATGACCAAGAGTCCATTCCGGCGCTCTCTGCCATTGCGGAAAGAGTAAATACCAATGCCGTTCAAGGAAATAAGCTCATTGGAAGCCAGATGTATAACGAGTTGGTTAAAATGGCCAAAGGCGATATTATCATGTTTGCCGCCGATGATATCGTGTTTGGAACTCCTAAATGGGATGTCATCGTTCAACAGGAATTTGACAAATTTGAGGACAAGATTCTCTTTGTTTACGGAGAAGATGGTTTCCAGCATGGTAGAATTGGAACTCACGGGTTTATTCATCGACATTGGGTTGAACTTCTGGGTTATGTCCTTCCTCCAAAACTCGCTTCGGCCTATACCGATGAATGGGTAACAGAACTGGCCGACAGAGCAGGACGAAGATGCTACATGCCAAATC